CCACAAATAAAGCATGAAAATCATGAACCATAAACGTGTCGCTTTCCCTGCACTTATGAAAAAGTTGGAGATCAAGAGTCTGGTCAGTCTGGATAAAGGCGGCCTCTTAACGCTGGAGTTCAATGCGGCTGACGATGCGCTTGTCGCGGACATTAACGGCTTGATGAAGGCCGATCAGGAAATTTTCGTGGTGCTGATGGAGAAACCAGAAAGCAAGTGAATAAACAAAGCAAGGGAAATGCAGTCTCGCCCATAACGGGCGCTGTTCTGCGTTCTCATCCCGGACGCCCGAAGGGGACGAAAAATAAACTTTCAAGGGCGGCCAAGGAAAATATCGGGGCCGTATTCGAGGCGCTCGGCGGAGTGCGCGGCATGACGACATGGGCTAAGCGAACTCCGCGTAACATGGAATCATTCTATCGAGACATCTATCCGAAGATTCTTGCGCTGGATGTTTCGCACTCCGGTGAAGTTGCTCACGTCCTCACCTTCGATTTTGGACAGAACGGCAACGGGGATGAATGAAGATTCTCGGATTTTCTCCGCGCCCAAGTCAGGCCGCAATATTCTCTGCCCAAGAGCGGTTCCTGATCCTCGACGCCGGACGGCGATTCGGGAAATCGCTGACGGGCCTGAACTGGTTATTGGCGGGGGCGTGCGAGCGACCGAGAGAGAACTGGTATGTCTCCCCGATCTACTCGCAGGGCAAAATGGCATTCCGCACATTTCTATCGGCGGCGCACAAGGGCAGAGCCGAGGACGTGTTCAAGAACATCTCCCATTCCGAGATGCGGATCGAGTTCATCAACGGCGCGGCCATGACCTTCAAGAGCGCCGACAATCCGGACAACCTGCGCGGCGAAGGACTGCATCGCGTAGTCGTGGACGAGGCGGCTAGGGTTAAGCGCGAAGTATGGGAAGCAATCCTTCGTCCGGCCGTATCCGATACGCACGGGCGTGTTCTGTTTATCTCGACGCCTAAAGGGAAGAACTGGTTCTTTGACTTATGGTGTCGTGGGCAAGACCCACTACAGCCCGAGTTCAAAAGTTGGAAGTTCCCGACTGCCGACAACCCAAAGGTGAGCCCGGGGGACATCCTCCAGGCCCGGCAGTCGCTCCCCGTCGATGTGTTCAGCCAGGAATATTTGGCCGAATTCCTTGAGAACAGCGCAGGCGTGTTTAGGAATATCAACGAGTGTCTCGGCTCAATAAGGGAAGAACCCTTACCCGGTAAGGAATACTTCGCCGGCCTCGATCTGGCCAGGCTGACGGATTTTACGGTCTTGACGATCCTCGATGCGAAGGGGCGGCAGGTTTATTGGGACAGATTTAATTTACTGGACTGGACGGTGCAGAAAGAGCGGATCATCCCGGTCATCCGCCGCTACAAGGCGAAACTCAACGTGGATGCGACAGGCGTTGGCGATCCGATCTATGAGGACTTGCGGCGAGCTGGGCTGAACGTCATGGGCTACAAGTTCACGGCTGAGAGCAAGAAGAAACTCATCGAGACGCTCATGATCGGGTTCGACCAGAAAAAGCTATGCCTCTTACGTGAGCCGGTTCAGACGAATGAACTCGACATCTTCGAGTATGCCATCGGGTCATCGGGCATGGTGCACTACGCGGCCCCCGAAGGGTATCACGATGACTGCGTGATTTCCCTTGCCCTCAGCTACTGGCTAATCGGAGGGCCGATCATTATTCCGGGCGTGGCAAGGATTCGATGGTGAGGATGGAAAAACGATGAATATATTTACCCGATTATTTTCCCGCAAGCCGGAGGTCAAGGCCAATCCTGCCTATCGCGCCATTCTTTCCACATACGGACCCGGGACTCCCGTCTGGACGCCGAGGGATTACGGCAACCTCACGCGGGCGGGCTATCAGTCATGCGCTACCGTCTTCGCCTGCGTATCCAAGATCGCCAAAGGCGCATCGCGCATCGGATGGACGCTCGGAAAGCGGCAGGCGGGCGGTGAGATGAACGAGATTGAAGAGCATCCGTTACTTACGCTCCTGGCCAAGCCTAATGAATCCGAAGGCGGCTCGCGGTTCATCGAGAAGGCGCTGTCGTTTCTCCTGCTGGCCGGGAACAGCTACATCCTCAAGGTGCATGGCGCTCCGTCGGTTCCGCCCGAGTTTCTTTATGCGCTCAGGCCCGACAGGATGAAGATTGTTGCCGGGGCGTGGAAGGAACCTGTTGCTCGATACGAATATTCGCCCGGAGCCGCGATTGAGAAATTTGAGGCTCGGGACATCCTGCACTTGATGGAGTTCCATCCGACAAACGACTTCTATGGGCTGTCGCGCCTTGAGGTTGCGGCACGCGCCATCGACATATCGAACAAGAGCATGGAGTGGAACAAGAAACTCCTCGACAACGACATGCGCCCGTCGGGGATTATCACGCTTGACCCGGCGCTCATGGAAGAGCAGTTCAATACCTTCGTCACGAAGTTCACCGAGCAGTATGCGGGCTATAAGGGGGCCGGCTCGACGCCGATCTTCAACGGCGGTGTCACTTGGCAGGCGACGGGCCTGAACCCGAAGGACATCGACTGGACGGTTGGGCAACGAGAGATCATGCGGCAGATATGCACGATTTTTGACGTCTGCTCACAGCTCTTGGGCGACACCGAGAATACGACCTATTCGAATATGCAGGAGGCTCGGAAGGCGCTCTACATGGAGGCGATCCTCCCGTTCATGGACCTACTGCGCGATGAACTGAACGCCTGGCTTGTGCCGCTCTATGGCGATGGGCTTTACCTCGATTATGACCGGGACGAGATCGAGGCATTACAGGAGGACCGGGCGAAACAGTACACTTACATCGCGGCGGCTGACTGGCTGACGGTGAACGAGAAGCGGACCGCAACGGGATACGACGAAGTCGGTCCGGAAGGTGACGTGATCCTGGTGGGGATAGGCAAGATCCCATTAGAACAGGCAACGGCTGAACCCGAACCCGTGCCAGATACGCTCAAGCCGTTTGCCGATGGAGGCACTGCGGGCGGAGGGGCGGGCTCTGAACCGGGGACCGATGAAGAGCCGATGTCCGAGAAGGATCAGGGCAAGGCATTGGGCGATGTTTTAGAGTTGAAACCGTATCCTAATGAGCATGCATGTAGGCTCCAGGAACCCTCGAAGTTCGACCGCATGCGCCGGGGGACGCGGAAGCACGAAGGCAAGACGTATTCAATCATCTTCGGCCACGTCAAGGGCGGGGATTCATGGGAGGAGCAGGCATACCGATACGCGAAGGATACGTGGGACGCCGATGAAGCTCGCGCTCATTGCGCCGCTCATGACGGGAAGTTCGAGGCGGCAAGCGGCAAGTGCGTGGAGTGTAGTCACGAATTGAAGGGCACGGGATATTGGGCCAAACCCGAACTCAAAGAGCGACTCTGGAAGACGCTGGAGGCGCGAGTCAAGGCGCGGGAGAAGTCGTTCGAGCAAATGGCGAAAAGTTATCTCCGCGCTCAGGCCGACGCGCTCCGACAGAAGGCGGCACGGCTCGACTCCGTGAGCGGCGTTCATGCCGCCGACATCTTTAGCGTCAAGGAAGAGGCGAAGCGATACGCCCGGACGTTCACGCCCTGGTATGTCGACCACTTCATCCGTGCGGGCAATGCGGGCATGAGGGCGTCGAAGGGCGAGCTGTTCGACGACGGCGAATTCAAGGCTCAGGCATGGAAGGGCGATCCCAAGAAGCCGACGTCCTGGACGTTCACGATGACGCCGGAGCAGGACGCGAAGCTCAAGGACATGATCTTCAATTCGGGCACGAAGGTGAGCGAGACGACGCTGGAGATCGTTGAGCGGATGATCCACGAGGCCAATGATTCAAACTGGACGGTCGGGCAATTCGCGCAGAACTTGAGCGACAAGGCTACCGACCTCGGGCCGTGGCGCTCGCGGCTGTGGGCGCGGACGGAAAGCGCGAAGGTCGATAACTATGGGGCGGTTGAGGGGTTCAAGGAAACCGAGTTCGTGGAACTGAAGGGCTGGATGTGCTCCATGGTTCCGGATAGTCGGGAATCGCACATCGCGGCCGATGGCCAAGAGGTCGCACT